CAGAGGATCAAAAGTTGAAACACTACCAGGTGGAACCAACCTTGGCGAAATTGATGACCTAAGATATTTTACAAATAAACTGTATCGTGCTTTAAGGATACCAAGTTCTTATTTGCCAACTGGTCCAGATGATGGTGCAAATCCACAGTACTCAGATGGCAGAGTAGGCACAGCATACATTCAAGAACTTAGATTCAACAAATACTGTGAAAGACTACAGGATATTGTGATACCTCCATTGAACAGAGAGTTCAAGTTGTTTTTAAAACAGAGAGGCATAAACATCGACACCACACTGTTTGATCTTTCATTTACAACACCACAAAATTTTGCCGCATACAGACAGATTGAACTTGACAATCAACGTGTGCAGGCGTTTAGTCAGATAGAACAAACACCATATCTAAGCAAAAGATTCGCACTGAAACGTTTCTTAGGCTTATCGGAAGAAGAAATAGCACAGAATCAGATTATGTGGTCAGAAGAAAAAGGTGAATCACGTGATGATGCTGTCAAAGGTGAAGATCTAAGAAATGTTGGCGTATCAGCTGGTGGCATAGCAGGTGATATTGCTGGCGAAACTGAGCCATCTCCAGAACCAGATACCGGTGGAGAAATAGACGCAGGCGGAGATGACGATCTAGTAGCCGATGATGAAGGTGAAGAATAGATTAAATACTGATATGCAACTATTTGAATTTTTCAATGCCATTGACGAAGATAGATACAAAGCTATCAAAGACCAAACTCGTTACGAATTAGAGAGTGATACACGTAAAAGCAGATTGACTTTAGAAATGATCAATGAATTACGTATGGGCATTCAAGCAAGACGACAAGAAAAACACACTGCCATGGAACTTTATAAAAAGATGTATGGTGGTTCAGTTGCTGACTCGGCCCAAGCCATTTAAATATAACTAATCACATACATGTCTGGACGTAGAACTGCATTTAGAATAGCCGCCTATGAAGCTTATTTGAAGGGGGAAACTACCTTTAGATGCTTGGGCAAAGACAATGTGCATATCGATGCCTACCTAGATGATGGCATGAAGAAAAATGCAAAACAAAATCTTGCAAAACTTACTGAACTTGTCAAAAAGAAAGAAGCTCCTGTGTACAAAGGTGTACCAAATAGGCAACCTATTCCCGAAAAAGACATAGAATATAGACCAAAAGGTGATATTTGCTTTATTATAGCTAACGGCGAATCAAGAAAAGACTTTGATCTTAACAAACTAAAAGGCAAAGGTTACATAATGGGTATGAATGTGTTACCCATTGTAGAAGACTTTTGGCCAGATGCACTTATATCAGTTGATATAGCCACAGTAAAATATATTTGTGATCGAGATGTGCCAGATAAAGTGGAGATGTGGACTTATCCTAGAGGCGGAATCAAAGACTCAAGACCAAAACGAATAGAACGTGATTGGGGATGGAGTTCAGGTCCAACTTGCACACGTATTGCATTAGAATACAAAAAGTTTCAAACAATTTACATTTTAGGTATGGATTTCTTTGGCATAACACAGGATGGAAACATTCGCGAGCACAAAGGACGTAGACTTAATAACATGTATAAGGGCATGGATAGGTACAGAAAGGCTAACAGCGATAGAACGTATTACGGCAACTGGCTCAATCAAATGCTTACAAACACAAGTAATCATCCAAATGCAAAATTCTACCATGTTGTGCTACAAGATCAAAAATCACCAGAAAAACTAGCACAAAAAACCAATTGGATCGACATTACATATAATAAGTTCGATGAACATTTGTCGGAAATGGCCAAAAAGACCCCTTAAAAGGTACTTCTTCTTTTGTTTTGTTAAATAACAGCTACAAAAGGAGACTAAAATCATGTCAAAATTTGAAAAACTACTCGATTTGCTTGTTAATGAGCAAAAGGATGAAGCTGAAAAAGTATTTCATGAAATTGTTGTAGAGAAATCAAGACAAATTTATGAAGGCATCCTTGCAGAGGAAGAAGCAACTGATGAAACAGCTGACAATGTTGAAGCTGAAGAAGTTGATGAAGCCGCTCACGAGAAAAAAGATAAAGAAAAAGTAAATGCAATGGCACATGGTGATAAGAAGGACAAAGACAAAAAAACTCTTAAAGCCGCTATGCATAAAGAAGACGCAGGTGATGACGAAGAAAAAGAAGAGCCTGCAGAATCAACAGACGAAACAATCGAAGAAATTGGCGGTGACCAAACTGACGATCTATTAAATGACATCGAAGCAGAAGGTGATGGAATGGATATGGATGACGAAGACGGAATGGACCACGACGGTGATTTCGACGATGACGGCGATATGGACAAAGAAACTGAAGACATGTTTGAGCCATTAGAAAAAGAACTTGACCAATTAAAGGCTGAGTTTGCAAGTATGATGGACAAAGATGACGACAAGCCAGAAGAAAGTGCTGAAGAGCCAACAGAAGAAGTAGTTGACGAGCCAGCAACATTTGAATCAGCAGACAAAATTGTCAAAGAATATGCAGAAATGGTCAAAATGGGTCATGGAGCAGAAAAAATGGGCAAAGAAACTGGAGCTGATGAAAAGAAAGGTCCTGTTGCACAAAAAAATACAGCCATAAATGCTAGTAAGGCAGTTGACTTTTCAGCTGGTGGTGACGAAAAAGGTGGAGTAGGCAAAAGCAAAATGCATACTGACACAGCCAAACCAATGGGTGGCACTTTTGCGAATTCACCAAAACAGAAGAATGTCAAAGGCGAAAAAGCACCTGCACCGATGACAACAGACACTAATAAGTCTGCGTCACCAGTTGCATCTAAGTAAGGAAAAATAGGATATGCAAGTACTAAGTGAACATCTTACATTTGATCAAGCACAAGTAGTGGTTGAATCATCTAATGAAGGTAAGGACTTATACATGAAAGGTATTTGCATTCAAGGAAACGTTAAGAACGCAAACCAAAGAGTGTATCCAACTTACGAGATCAACAAAGCAGTACAAAAAATATCCGATCAAATCGCCGGGGGCAGTTCAGTTCTCGGCGAGGTCGACCATCCAGAAGATCTTAAAATTAATTTAGATAGAGTGTCACATATGTTGACAAGCATGTGGATGGAAGGTCACAACGGATATGGCAAATTAAAGATTTTACCTACACCGATGGGTAAATTAGTAGAAACTATGTTACAATCAGGCGTAAAATTAGGCGTATCAAGTAGAGGCTCAGGAAACGTAGACGAAGGAAGCGGAAATGTATCAGAATTTGATATTATTACTGTAGATGTTGTTGCACAACCATCAGCCCCTAATGCCTATCCAACGCCGATATATGAAGGTTTACTTAATATGAGAGGCGGCCATCAATTATTGGGCGTAGCAAAGGCAGTAAGGCACGATGTAAAGGCACAAAAACATTTAAAAGAAGGAGTGATCCAGTTAATTCAGGATCTTAAATTAAAATAAGGAGACAAACATGCTAGACGTAATCAAACAACTCCTTGACAAAGACCTGGTAACAGAAGAAACACGCCAATCAATTGAAGAAGCGTGGGAGCAGAAGTTAGCAGAAGTCAAAGAAACAGCTAAGACTGAGGTCAGAGAAGAGTTTGCAAAGCGATACGAACATGATAAGTCTGTAATGGTAGAAGCTATGGACCGTTTAACAAATGAAGCACTCAAAAAAGAGATTGCTGAATTTGTTGAAGACAGAAAACAACTGGCGGCCCAAAGAGTAATGTACAAGAGAGGCATCAAACCACACATGGAGATGCTACAAAAGTTCATTACAAAGCAACTAGCCAACGAGATGGCAGAGTTACACAAAGATAGAACTGAAGCCGCAGAACAAATTAAGACACTTGAAACATTTGTTACATCAACACTTGCTAAAGAACTTAATGAATTCGAAAGTGACAAGAGATCTGTAGTTGAAACTCGTGTGAAACTAGTCAAAGAAGCAAAAGAAAAATTTGCTGAGATTAGAAACGCATTCATCAAGAAGGCAAGTAAAATTGTTGAGCAAGTTGTCAGCGAAAACATCACTAAAGAGATGACACAATTCAAAGATGACATCAAAGTTGCTCGTGAAAACAATTTTGGAAGAAAGATATTCGAAGCATATACTTCAGAATATTTGACTTCATACTTACATGAGACTTCAGAAATTCGTAAGTTACAAAGCAAACTTGACGAAGCAGAACAGCAAATCAGTGAGAAAGCTAAACTTCTTGAGTCTGAAAAGATTGCAAAATCGAAAATTGAAAACAGACACAGAAGAGATAAAGTTCTCAATGAAATGTTGACACCACTGTCAGGCGATAAGAAAGATGTAATGTCTAATCTGTTAGAAACAGTTCAGACAGACAACTTAAAAACTGCTTTTAACAAGTATCTTCCACACGTTATGAAAGATACTAAAAAAGCTTCGATTATTTCAGAATCAAGAACAGAAAAAACAGGCGATAAAGAGGCAAAACCACAGGCAAAAGAAACAGACGCGGACATCATTGATGTACGTAAATTAGCAGGTATTAATTAAGGAGAAATGAAAAAATGACATCCCAATTGCTAGAACACAAATGGCAAGAGACCAAGTCAGCACTTATGGAAGGTGTTACTGGTACTAAAGCCAAATCATTGGATGTGATCCTTGAAAACACACGCAAATACCTGTCAGAGGCGGCTACTAGCGGTGCTACACAAAGTGGTAACGTTGCTACTCTGAACAGAGTTATTTTGCCTGTGATCAGAAGGGTCATGCCAACAGTGATTGCCAACGAACTTATTGGTGTACAACCAATGACAGGTCCAGTTGGTCAAATCCACACATTGAGAGTAAGATATGCTGACACAACAACGCAAGGTGCAACAAACATTGCGGCTGGTGACGAAGCATTATCTCCTTTCAAAATTGCGGCAAGTTACTCAGGTAACGATGCTGATCCGGCTAAAGGTGCCGCAACAGCAACACTTGAAGGTACTGCGGGTAAGAAATTAAACGTACAGATCTTAAAGCAAGTTGTTGAAGCAAAGTCAAGAAAGCTATCAGCTAGATGGACTTTTGAAGCGGCTCAAGACGCACAAGCACAACAAGGTATTGACATCGAAGCAGAAATCATGGCGGCATTAGCTCAAGAGATTACTGCTGAGATCGATCAAGAGATCTTAGCATCATTAAGATCACTTGCAGGTTCAGCCGCTGGTGCTTTTGATCAGTCAGCTGTATCAGGTACAGCAACATTTGTTGGTGACGAACATGCGGCATTGGCTGTATTAATCAACCAACAAGCAAACTTAATCGCACAAAGAACAAGAAGAGGTGCGGGTAACTATGCAGTTGTTTCATCTGAAGCATTAACAATACTACAATCTGCAACAACATCAGCATTTGCACGTTCAACTGAAGGTGTATTTGAAGCTCCAACAAACACTAAGTTTGTAGGTACTTTAAACAACTCTATGAGAGTGTATGTTGACGGTTATGCGGCTACAGGTACAGATGTATTAGTAGGATACAAAGGTTCATCAGAAGCTGATGCTCCAGCATTCTACTGCCCATACATTCCGTTAATGTCATCTGGTGTGGTACTTGATCCAAGTACATTCGAGCCAGTAGTAAGCTTCTTAACAAGATATGGTTATGTTGAGTTATCAAACACAGCATCATCTCTTGGTAATGCGGCAGACTATCTTGCAAGAATTAGTATTTCAAACGTATCATTCAAGTAAGACTACAATATTAAAAGGGGGGATTTTTATTCCCCCTTTTTTTATGACTTCATAAATAGTACACAATGGCAAAGATAATCAGAGACTCACAAGGGATTGAACTCCAGGACGCCTTTGGTGCAAATACCGCCGGCACATTTGGAACATTTAGTGCATCAGACACAACACCTTCTGTGTCAGCTGGAAACCTATGGAAAACACATGCATCTAGTCAAACACTTACAACATTTGATGACGGTGTGGCTGGACAAATTATCACAGTCATATCAACTGCCGCAGTGGTTTATGATGTCACTGGCACAACACTAAAAGGTGGATCTTCTGATATTACAACAGCATCAGGAGATGTTACTAATTGGGTGTATGATGGGACTAATTGGTATCTTATTAACTTTATGGATGTGTCAGCAGATTTAAGTAGCGGACATTAATCACTATGCCAATATTTTTCATATTCTTTCTTTAATCCTATACAGTGCCACCAAGCTGAAGTTGTCCTAAATCCGCCTTTCGTGGCGTGATAATTTTTCTTTACGCCTTCATCAACATACTTGAATACTAATGAGCCGCCTGTTGATTTGTAGTGCTTGTACAGT